ATTTTAACTTCATAAGAAGTAGAATTATTATCTAAAATTAGGTTATTTTTTAAAGTTAAAGTACCTGTGACTTCCACATCATACTCAAAGTCAGCTTTCCCACTTACCAGAAAAGCATCAGCAGGGCTTGCCACAGCTGCAACCAATTTAGTGTTTGCTATATTAGTAGCTCCACTAAGAATTATATTATCTGAAGCGTCAGTTTGTAATTGTGGTAATTCAGATACAAAGTTCGCATCATCACCTTGATAATATGATAGCATATATTGAGTACCGGGATTAACTCCCCCACCTGCTGAAGGAGGTCCTGCTCCTGACATATTAACAACAAAATCAGGAGTATCAGTCATCTTGATAGTAAGTGTTTGAGACCCTGAATCAAAAGATGCTCCAGAAGCTCGAGAGCGCCATGGCAACGGGACGCCTTTAGCTATACTTTTTCTAGCTGCTAAAGAATCAACATTTACCATTATTATTTTTACCTACATACATTTTGACCTTCTTACGACTAGTAACGAAAAGAAATGTTGGGAGTGATTAGGGCCCACTCCCTGAGCCCTTTTGTTAATTAAACGAACTAAACGTTTATAATAACTACACCGGACATTGGGCTTGTGACCTTCAATCCGTATCTCATCGACATGTAAGAACCAACAATTCCGAATCCCGGATTTGCCTCTTCTACAGTCAATGGACGTCTTTCCACGTATGCCATCGGCTTAGTGCTGTTGTCCCACACGAAAATCCTATCAGGAGGACACCATGCGTTAACAACCACGTTAAGACCGAAAATGTTTCCAATTGCTGCCGTAGCGAACGTATTCGCAAACGAACTAACTTCCTCAACAACGTGCGGACCACCGTAAATGCTCGCAGTGGCGCTGATTGCTGCTGTAAAGTCAGCCAAGTTCAAGAGTGTCTTGTAATGCGCTGGGGAAATCATCATGGTGTTAGCATTATAGCCGTGACCACCAATAAGTTCCATAGCGTCTGTCAAGTCACTCAATGCAATTGTTCCAGCTGTTGCGCCAGAAGCAGATGTCATGTAGTGGCCTGTCTGAAGCGTACCAGAAGCTGTTAGACCGTATGAATAGTTACGTCCTACGTTAATCTCAGAACCCTTACCAAGGAACCCACCATAAACATTATCGCTAAAGTCTACAATATTTGCCTCAGTAGTTCCTGATACAACACTAGCACCGTCAACACCCGTTCCGAACGTAGTGTCTAAGATACCAAGCAATGCATAAACAACGTGCTTAGTCATGTGGCGGTCTACCGCCCTGCGTGCCTCATTCAAAGCCATCTCGACTTCATTGAAACGTGAATCTTCAATCATACGACGGGTTACACCTAGTGCCAGTCCCCACTCGCCTACTGAAACTCTCTCGGAGCGCAGATTAGTGTGCTGGTATTTGGGTGTGTTACCCTCGTTGATTTCTTCCATACCCATGGAAGGCTTTGCGAATGTGATATCAATATCACCGCCAGTCTCTGTGGTCATAGGTTCTGTAAACATGCTCAGGGCCGCAAGGTCTGTGACCTTATAGTCCTTGATTGCATCTTTATAGTCTATGAGTACACGTTCCCCAGTTCCACCAGTCACTGCGTAAGCGCCTGTGTTAAGGGAAGTAAGTAGACCGGGTGCTAAATTATCTGATAGTGCTACCATAATAATCACCTACCCTTTAGTGGGTTATCACCTTAGTGAGTCCCGCTGCCGCGTTGTTTGCTAATGTGGTTGCTTGACAGTTTGTAGCGCCCGCAGCATTAGTAGCTATGGTCAATTGACCATCTGTAGTTCCTAACATCATGCCCACGCCAGCCGCTTGGTCATCACAATACACGTTTAAAACAACGCCGTGTCCACTTATGACACTGACAATATTACCTGACGTAATGGTTGTAAGCGCGTATCCAATTGCAGCAAATTCGCTGTCGCCCGAGTTCGCGAGCTTGACTTCGCCACTGGAATTTACAGCTAGTGCATATCCAGCAGTTACATCTTCAGCTGCTATGAACGGTAAGATACGTGCCGGAGCACCACCATCATTCAGTAAAATTTCTGTTGCCATATTTAATTACCTCTTAGTACTTCTGGGTCGATTTTAATGCGCCCAGTTTTATCCATTCTCACTGCAAATTTTCTCTCGGATTCTGCTGGAACAGCTTCTCCCTCGGTGGATTTACCCTTCCCGAAGGTACGTTCTGTTTCCTCAGGTACCGGAAGTGCAGCAAGAGCTTCGCTGAAACCAGTCAGCCTTGGAACATCCCAAGCAATTAGTTCATCGTTGCGAGATTCTTTCTTATCCTCTTCTAAGGTACCGAAAATCAGTTCCTTAGATAGAATTGCCTCTACAACCTCAACCTTTCGAGCTTCGGCTTCTTTAGCAGCTCTCTCTTCCTCAGCAAGTTTAAATTCCTCAATTGTCTTGAGGGCTTCTTCATACTGAGTATTGATTTCTGCCTTTGAAGATGTCATCTCTTCTAGTTGCGTTCGTAGGGACGCAAATTCGCGTTCCACGATGTTCTCCGCTTCGGAGTTCTCTTTAACATTAGGAGTTTCTGTAGTCATATTTTCCTCTTGTTTTCCGTCTGAACATTCACATGCTCCGTCTTTCCCACCACAACCACAGTCATGATGTTCGTCCTTTACATGCAAATCACACTCCGTTCCTATTGTACATTCCTCGCAGACAGGGTCCATTGAATTATTATCAATGAAACTTACCTCTGTGGGGCGAATGTTCGTTGCGAACGTATCACCCATCACATCAACGTCATTGGAAAACCAATCAATGCTGACATGAGTTATGTCTCCATCTTTCACTTTATCTATCACTTCTTGTCCACGTTCGTTTTTGTTGTCAACCGTAGCTGACATCCTAACAGCGGACTTTCCATTCTCCATCTCAAACACCTCAGGATTAGCAGCCATGCCAATTAAATCGTCTGGCGTTCTTTGATGGTTGAAATATATAGGTAGCTCGTTAAAAGCTTCTATATTCTTCTTTAATATCTCAGGTTCTATATAAACCTTTTGTTGTATATCATCTTCTTCATACTCATGAGGGCCTGATGTTATAGCTATAACCGGGAAAGTAGCACTTTCAAGATTACCCTCTTGTGTAAATGATATATTATCTTCTTCTCCTAGAGATAGGGCAAATGTACGTCTCTTTTCATCTTCATCCAGCGTTCTACCAAATGTTCTTTCTACCCCATGTCCATCGGCCCACATGATACACATGTTAGCCGCCATCTCTTTGTGGTTTTCAACACCACGTTCTTTTAGTGTAGAACCTACTGATACTACACACTTTTCATAACTCATGCTCTTTTCCCCGTTGCGTTAGCTGAGGGTTTGTTCCCTCTATTAGGAGCTCGAGCACTTTCTTCTTTTTTGTCAGTACTCTTACCACCAGAAACATTAACATTCTTATCACTAGGACCCTCTGCGGGTGGTGCTGCCATCTTAACAGCAACATCTTTCAGCATATCTAATTCTACCACACCTTCAGGGTCAAGACCACGCTCTTCCCTAACTTCTCCGGGTGATAATACTCCTTCAGATAGATATATCATATCTGTCTTAGCTTTAGTGAATGAATCTTCAACATTAATCTGCCTGAACTTAAATTTAGCCTCACCATCTTCCAGTTGAGGCATCAATTGAGCATTCAGAGCAGCTTCAATCATAGTTTGTAAATATCTAACATATGGTTCAAAAATAGGTCTAGCTTTATCTGGGTCTGTCCACATAGTTTTAGGTACCTTAAGAGCCATATGTATCTTATCTAATATATCATCAGTATATTTACCATACTCAAAAGCTCGTTGGGTTCCTTGTAATTCTTTAATCTCTATATCATTACCGTGAATGATATCTTCACCGGGCGCTAACGAATTGAACGCGTCCACCACTTCGTTAATTTTGTCAGGACCATAAGGCATATCGGGAAGTCCACAAGATATATCAAAGCGAGAAGAAGCATACTTGTTGAGAGCGGCTCCGACGTCTCGTTCTGCATAATCTTTGAGGTCAACCAAATAAAGAATGGGATGGATGTCAGAAAGGCCATAAGCGTAATCATCGAAGGGGTTGTTAAGTAGAGCGCAAATCTCTTCCGGTTCAAAGTGGATATTCTCACTTTCCTCACCTATATCCTGATAGTAGTATTCAATCTGTCCGTGTAAGTTTCTTTGCACAAACATGTTTTGGCTAGAACGAAGAACTAAATTATCTCCGGTCCACTCTAAATATCCTGTTCCAAATATTCTGGCATTACGAACCCAGCCATATAAAAGATTCTCAATGTTTATATCTCTAAACATTTCTTCTATACGTTCTCTTACCTCATCCTTGTCTGTTACAATATCAAAATTGTCTTTGACTGCGTAAAAACAAGGTAGGTCTATTAAACTACGAACAATAGGGTCCGATAGATATACATCCATATATATCCTTGGTTTTCCTAAGTGTTGTTCATACTTCTTCTTTTGCCCATAAGAATAGTCGTTAGTAAGTTTTAAACGCTTAATAACACCTGACCCAAAACTCACGGGGTCGTCTTCTTTAAAGGGCGGTGCGCTACCGGTTGTAGCG